GAGCGCAGGGCGCTCGTCTGGACCCTGAAGTTCACCATGAAGGGCAACATCTACGGACCGACTCGCAAGAGCAAGATCATCAAGAAGGCCAACGCTAACCTCAAGTTCAAGCTGGCCAGAGACGCCAATACCTCCATCGGCGACACGGACAGCTACTTCGTCGCCGAGACCATGACCGTACAACCCGGAATGACCGCGAACGGAGAGCCGACTTCAAACGTCTCCGAGTCGGTCGCATTCTCTGAAATTAGCTGGACGGACGACTATGACTTCGCATTCGATCACATATCGTATCCGGCCGGAAAGGACCAACCGTGAATGACCCAATCGCCAATGCACTCAACATCACGCCGCTGAAAGAGATCAAGCAGGAGACGGCCAGGGCCGAGATCGTCGTGCCCAAGACCGACGACCAGGTCGAGAACGACTTCGAGTACGCCCGTCGTAACATGTACGACATCATAGAGAAGGGGCAGCAGGCCCTGGAGGGTATCCTCGACGTGGCCGACCAGTCCCAGCACCCTCGATCCTACGAGGTGGCGGCCAACCTCATCAAGACCATGTCGGAGGTCAACAAGGACCTCCTCGAGCTCACCAAGAAGAAGCGCGACCTCCAGCCGAAAGAAGAGTCCAAGCAGATCTCCGCCAACAACATGGCGGTGTTCGTGGGCTCCACGTCCGAGCTACAGACCATGCTCAAGAAGAGATCTGAGGGCGGAGAATGAAGCTACCCGCCTACCTAGGTAACCCCCGTCTCAAGCGGGCCGGGGCTCCGATCCCGTTCACTCAGGAGCAGGTCGAGGAGTGGCTCAAGTGCGCCGACGACCACATCTACTTCATCAAGAAGTACATCATGATCGTCAACGTCGACCGAGGCTTCATCCCCTTCGAGCTCTGGCCGTTCCAAGAGGAGATGATCAACAAGTTCGTCAATGACAGGTTCACCATCGCCAAGATGCCACGCCAGGTTGGCAAGACCACCACGGCCGCCGCTTTCATCCTCTGGTGCATCCTGTTCAAGGAGAACTACTCAGTCGCCATCCTGGCCAACAAGATGGCCCAGGCCCGAGAGATCCTGTCCCGCATCCAGAGGTCCTACGAGGCCCTCCCCAAGTGGCTACAGCAGGGCGTGGTCGAGTGGAACAAGGGTAACATCGAGCTCGAGAATGGATCGAAAGTTCTAGCGGCAGCCACTTCGTCGAGCGCCATCCGCGGTACCTCCCAGAACCTCATCTACCTCGACGAGTTCGCCTTCGTCCCCAGCCACATCCAGGAAGAGTTCTTCAGCTCCGTCTACCCGACGATCTCGTCCGGTAAGACCACCAAGGTCGTGATCACGTCTACGCCTAACGGCTTGAACATGTTCTACAAGATATGGACCGACTCCGAGAGAGGACATAACGACTATAGCAGAGTCTCCGTCCACTGGTCAGACGTGCCCGGTCGAGACGACAAGTGGGCAGAGCAGCAGATCAGAAACACGTCGCCGGATCAATTTAGGGTTGAGTTCGGTTGCGAGTTCCTCGGATCTTCCGCCACTCTCATCGACCCGAACAAGCTGGCCTCCCTGGTATACGAGACGCCCATCGAGTCGTCCCCGTCCTTCAAGATGTACAAGAGACCCACACCCGGTCACCAGTACGTAATGGTCGTAGACGTCAGCCACGGCGTCGGACTGGACTACTCGGCCTTCATCGTGTTCGACGTCAGCCAGATGCCCTACGAGGTTGTGGCCACATTCCGCGACAACAAGGTGCCAGTTCTGGCCTACCCGAAGTACATCATCGAGGCGGCCATGAACTACAATCGAGCCGGCATCCTCGTGGAGGTCAACGACGCCGGTCAGCAGATCGTGGACGTCCTACACCACGACCTCGAGTACGACGGCATCCTGACGACCGCACAGGCCAAGAAGAGGATCGTCCTGTCGGGCGGGTTCTCCGGTGCCGCCAAGACGAGACAGGGCGTCAGGACAGACAAGGTGGTCAAGGCCATCGGCTGCGCCAACCTGAAGACCATGGTGGAGCAGGACAGGCTGATCGTCAACGACTACCAGCTGATCCAGGAGATGTCCAGGTTCTCTCTGGACGGAAGGTCCTACGAGGCCGAGGAGGGCAACGACGATCTCGTCATGTGCTGCGTCCTCTTCTCCTGGCTCACGGCCCAGACCTACTTCAAAGAGATGACCAACGTCGACTTCCGGCGCGGCATCTACGAGGACAGCTCGAGAATGATCGAGGAAGAGCTGACACCTTTCGGGTTCATTGAGACCGGAATGGACGAAGAGCCCGACTTGCCCAACGAGCAGACAGTGACTCTAGACGGGTATTTCCCAGGATATAATGGCTAAAACGGGCAAAAGATAAATAGTCCAGATTCGATCTGACTAACCGTTCCCAGAGGGAGACAAATAATGCCAACTCAACTCAGTCCAGGTGTAAATGTAACTGAGATCGACCTAACGACTATCGTACCTGCCGTGGCGACCTCTGAGGGTGCTATCGCGGGTGTATTTCGTTGGGGTCCGATCGCAGAGCGCGTCCTAGTCGACAACGAGCAGAAGCTCGTGACTCGCTTCGGCAAGCCCACCTCACTAAACGCAGAGACCTTCTTCACCGCGGCCAGCTTCCTGGCGTACGGCAACCGTCTCTACGTAAGCCGCGCGGCCAACACGGTCGGCGACGGCGTATCCAATACTCAGAACGCGACGATGTCGGCCATCGCCAACAGCGACACCCTGTCGATCAACGCCTTCGTTCGCAACGTCCTCAATGAAAAGGACTACACTGCGAAGGTGGCTAACGGAGACTTCGACACCGCCACAGAGCTCAAGTGGATCGCCAAGTATCCCGGAGAGATGGGTAACTCCCTGAAGATCTCCGTCTGCGACAGCGCTGACGCTTGGAACAAGAGCCTCGTTCTCGCCACCAACACCACCACGATGAACGCGTCTGCGTCTCTGATGACCGCGAACATCGGCAGCACCTCGGTCCTGATCACCGTGGCGCCTTCTACCTATTCGAACGCGACTCACGTCACGGCGGCAAATACCCAGGCCGCAAGCCTCAACACCGACCTGACCGTGGGCGACCTCGTGGAAGTCGGAAACACCGTCGTCGGTAAGCAGCTGCTCCGCGTTGTGGCGGTCAGTGCCCTGACCCCGGCGTTCTACGGATCTTACTCGCTGAACTTCGAGAACGCATCCACCGCCCTCGAAGTTACGGCCGGCACAATCGCCGACATCTCGATCGGCGCCTCGGTAACCGGAACGAACCTTCCAGTCGGAACTACCGTCGTATCCAAGAACACGACTCACATCGTCGTCTCGAACGCAGCGACCGGTGCCGACTCCGGTGCCTACATCGTCACCTCGGCGGCCAAGTTCACACTGACCGTCAACAACAAGGTCAGGATCAAGACCAACGTCTCTGAGACCAGCGTCAATCGCTACTGGGAATACTTCGGTTCATTCGACAAAGCTCCAGGACAGACCGACTACCTGGCGAACCTCTACGCCCAGGACCCGTCGTCCGCCAACGGCTCCGCGATGGACGAGCTCCACGTGGTCGTCGTCGACAACAAGGGTCTCTTCACCGGCGTTCCGGGAACGATCCTCGAGCGCTTCAGCAGCCTGTCCCGCGTCACCGACGCCAAGGACGAGCAGGGCGCCTCGATCTACTACAAGGACGCCCTGAACAACGGATCTCAGTACGTCTGGTGGGCCAACGACGAGGCGAACGCTCCGTCTGCTAACGCAACTGCGATCGCCTCTTCTACCAATACCGAGGCCGCCACCTACTACTTCGTGGGCGGTAAGGACGGTATGGACGAGGACGACGTCGAAGAGTCGGTCCTGTTCGACGCCTACGACGAGTTCATGAACGCCAACGACGTCGACATCAGCCTCGTCCTTCAGGGCAAGGCTCGCGGCGGCGATCGCGAACAGCAGCTCGGCAACTACATCGTCGACAACATCTGCGAGCACCGCAAGGACTGCGTCGCGTTCCTGTCGCCGAACTTCAACGCCGTCATCAACAACCTCTACCAGGAAGTCGACGACATCATCGCGTTCCGCAACGCCATCACGAGCAGCTCGTACGCGATCATCGATTCGGGCTACAAGTACATGTACGACCGCTACAACGACGTGTATCGCTGGGTACCGCTGAACGGCGACATCGCCGGTCTCTGCGCCCGCACAGACGACACCAACGATCCTTGGTTCTCACCGGCCGGCTACAACCGCGGTCTGATCAAGAACATCGTCAAGCTGGCCTACAACCCGTCCCAGGCAGAGCGCGACAGCCTCTACAAGAGCGACGTCAACCCGGTCATCAACGTGACCGGCGCGGGCACCCTGCTCTTCGGAGACAAGACCGCCCTCGGTAAGCCGTCGGCCTTCGACCGCATCAACGTCCGTCGTCTGTTCATCGTCCTCGAGAAGGCGATCGCACTGGCGGCCAAGTACACCCTCTTCGAGTTCAACGACGCGTTCACCAGGACGCAGTTCAGGAACCTCGTCGAGCCGTACCTCAGGGACGTCCAGGGTCGTCGCGGTATCTTCGACTTCAAGGTCGTCTGCGACGAGACCAACAACACTCCGGAAGTCATTGATCGCAACGAGTTCATCGGTGACATCTACATCAAGCCGGCTAGGTCGATCAACTTCATCCAGCTGAACTTCATCGCCGTGAGAACCGGTGTGGCGTTCAACGAGATCATCGGTCTCAGGCAATAAATAAGATAGGCTCATAGGAGAAAGACTAAAATGGCTTTCAATATCAATGACTTCAGAGCCCGTCTAAAGTTCGACGGCGCTAGGAACAACCTCTTCGAGGTCCAGATTTCTAGCCCTGTCGACGGATCGTTCGGCGCTAAGAGCAGCTTCTTCGTGAGGTCTGCTCAGCTCCCGGCTTCCCAGATCGGGTTCATCAACGTACCATACTTCGGCCGCTTCATCAAGGTCCCTGGCGACCGCGTGTTCCCGGACTGGACGGTCACCGTCATCAACGACGAGGACTTCGCCCTCCGCAACTCGCTCGAGAAGTGGTCCAATGCGATCAGCAACCTCAGGGCCAACCTGAGGAGCATCCAGACCTATACGTCCGACGCCGTGGTCACCCAGTTCTCAAAGACCGGTGCCCCGATTCGCGCGTATAAGTTCCACAACATCTTCCCGACCGCTATCGGTGAGATCCCGCTGGACTGGTCGTCTACTGACGCCATCGAGGAGTTCTCGGTGACCTTCCAGTACGACTACTGGGCCGTCGACACGACCCGCGCCCCAGGCGTGGCGTTCGACGAGACGGTCTCTTCGTCTCTACAGCGCTAACTGACGTGACAAGGGGAGGGTCAACGGCCCTCCCCGCAACATACTGGAGATAACATGGCGGAATTTTTCGGGTTCGAGATAAGGCGCAGGCAGACTGAGGCCAATACCACTCCATCCATCATCGCTAAAGAGAGCGACGACGGTGCGGTAGTAGTACAGGGCGGAGGCGCCTTCGGTACCTACGTAGACCTAGACGGTGCAGTCCGCACCGAGGCCGAGCTAGTCACTCGATACAGGGTGATGGCCGAGTACCCGGACGTCGATTCCGCCATCGAGGACATCGTCAACGAGTCGATCGTATACGAC